ATAGACATATTCATTATGCCTTTTTTAAATTAACAGAAAATATTATTCATACTTTTAAATTTTACTATACTGAAGTAGATAATATTGAAGACCTTCAGCATGAAATTATAACTTTCCTCCTCCAAAAAATCCATCTCTTTGACCCAAGTAAAGGAGCTAAAGCTTATTCATATTTTGGAACCATAGTTAAAAGATATCTCATCATTCAAAATACTAAAAACTATAAAAAACAAGTTGACAAAGCCCCAGTTGAAGAACTATATAAAGATCTAAATCACTCTTATGAATTAGATACTCCTTTAAACCAGGCTGATTATATCTCAGATTTTATAGACCAATATGTAGAATATTGCTCTGAAAATATTTATGAATTATTCCCTAAAGATAAAGATGCTCAGGTAGCTGATGCTATTTTAGAAGTATTCAGAAAAAGAGAAAATATAGATATTTTTAATAAAAAAGCTCTTTACATTTATATTAGGGAAATTATAGACGTTAAAACTCCACATATAACCCGCGTCGCTGATCGGTTAGGTGAAATATATAAGGAACAATATATCTTTTATTTAAATAACGGATATACCAATTTTTAACCAAAGTATATTTATTATCATGGGTAAATTTGATAAAAAAATATTTGGTAAGATAACTTTCTCTAATCTTTTAGAAGAAATTTATAACAACCAAAAAAAGAAAGAGGAACAAATCTCAATTCTGATTCAAGAACTTAAACCAATGGTTCAAGAAATTGGTGATGCTACTCTTATAGTTCCTTTGATTAAAGAATATCTTGAAATAGGAGTTAAAAATGATGAAGCCTTAATTAAAATGGCTACCATTGTTCAGCGATCTATGCAAGCTGAAGAAGGAGGAGATGCATTTGGAATGTCTGAAGCTGAAAAGCAACAGTTATTAGATGAAGTAAAAAAATATAACGAGGATAAAGGTAAAAAATAATGCCTAGAATATATCAAGGTATTTCTACCCTAACTAAAAATATAGGGAATGACAGTACTCCCCCCTCTATAAAAGGAAAAGAAATACTTTATGCTCGTGTACTTGATATAATTTTAGATAATACCCATCCTAGATTTAAAGAATATGGTGAGTGGAATGGGATAGGAACTGTGTTTTTTGATAGTGTTCAATTTCCTTTTGCTGTTGATACTAATAATATAGCTATACCTTTATTTTCCAACCATAAGTTTTACCCATTAATAAACGAACTAGTCCCTATAGTATTTTTAGCTTCATGGGACTCTCAGACAAACACCAGCCTAACAACAGCTTACTATCTCCCTCCTATTAATATTTGGAATAGTCAACATCATAATGCTGTCCCTGACTCTACTAAACAACCTAAAGATAACACAACATCAGACTATGAAGATGCTGGTGATGGCTCTGCTAGAGATATAAGAAGAGTAAATGATGAATCTACAGATATTGATTTAGGTCCTAAATTTAATGAGCAAATAAATACCCATCCTCTTCAATTTTTTCCTGGGGATAATTTATTAGAAGGAAGATGGGGTAATTCAATTAGACTAGGTAGTTATATTAATAATAATACTAATAATCCTAATGTTCTAATTAGAAATGGTCAACCTTCTAATATATCAAGTGACAGTTGGGTGCCTATAACTGAAGATATAAATAAAGATCAATCTTCAATTTATCTAACTTCTAACCAAAAAATAAACATAGAAGTATCAAGTAAAAATTATAATAGTTATAATGAACTACCAACATCCCCTAAAGAATATGATAAAACCCAAATAATACTAAACTCAGGTAGATTATTATTTAATACAACTGATAATGATATTCTTTTATCTTCTAAAAAATCTATAAATTTAAATTCTATAAATTCCATAAATATAGACACTAAAAATTTTATAATTAATAGTGAACAAATTTATTTAGGAAACAAAGCTGCCACTGAACCTTTATTAAAAGGTAATATAACAGTTACTCAACTTTCATCTTTAATAGATACTTTAATTCAATTTTTCACTATATATGGTAGTGAGCCCCCTAACGCTAAAGTAGGATCAACTCCTTTAGCTGGTACTTCTATAGTAGGCAATTTAAACGCTATTAAAAGTGTTTTAGAAACTCAATCAAAGTCTAAATCTAATTTTACTATATAATGGCTGATTTCTGTAAAGATCCACCTAAAGATGATTTAGGATCTATTTTAAGTTTATTACCTCCCTTAGGAGCCTTACAAAAATTAGCTCAATTTATAGCTGAAAAATATGAAGATTTACAGCAAATTTATCAAAAGAAAATTGATAAATTAATAAAAAAATTTGAGGATGTATGTCCCTCTTATCAAGAATTACAACAAATAGTTAATACACGAAATAATTTAGTAATTCAAATAAATAGAATTTATCAAAGAGTAAATAGACTTTCTAACACAGTTGGAATAACTTTACAAATTGTAAATGGAGTTTTATTAATCATTAATATATCACAAGCATTAATAGGAGCCCTTAATATAGCTCGTATAGCCTCCCCAATTCCCCTCCCAGATAAAGTAGGAGCAGCTGTTGATACAGCTGGAGAAGTTGTAAATAAATTAAGATTTAAAAAAGATGGTGAACCTAGGTTAGTAAACATTTATAATGGGTTAGCTTCTTTAGATGTTACTTTAGTTTTATTCTCTAATGCTTTAAGGATTCTTATATGTTCTTTAGAAGCTTTAGATGTAGATATAGTAAACTGTTATAAATCTCTCCCAGAAGAAGAACAACCTGAATTAATACCCCTAGATCCTGAAATGATTAAATTTATTGAAGAATCAGTTCAAGAATCAACTGAAAGTGTTTTAGGAGTTCCTTATAAAGGATTTATATTTAAAATAGAAGAAGTTTCTTTTACACCAACAGTAAATAGAAAAAGAGCTTTAGCTTTAAATAAAGATGGTATTGTCCTTCTTCAAACTGAATTATCATTTACAACTAAACCTGAAATTTTAATACAAGAATTAAAGTCTATAATTAATAGAGATAATTTAAAAGCAAATTAAATAAATATTTATAAACAATGAAGACTAACACTTTCAAATCTATAATTAAAGAAGCCGTTAGAGAGGTTATTAGGGAAGAATTAAGAGAAATTTTATTAGAAGCTGTTAAAGCTCCTAAACAAACTGTCACTGAATATATTTCTCAACCTTCTTCACCTTCTTCTTCTCCTTCACTAACTATGGAACAAAAAAGAGAACAGTATAGGAATATTTTAGGTGAGACTGCTATGGGTTTTACAACCCAAAATGTAGGTGAATTTAGACCTCAAGGAGTTATGCCTGGATCAGACCTACCAGCGGGTGAATTAAGTATGAATCAAATAATGGGTTTAATGAATAAATAATGGCTATTAAACAAACTAACATATTTCCCATTGATTTACAACCAAGAAATGCTGTTGGTTTGTCTTTTCCTTTTACTAACTCAGCCACTTCAGGCTCAATACCTTTTAAATTAAATTATACAACTAGAGATCAAATAAAATCTAATATAATAGTTTATCTATCAACTAATAAAGGTGAACGTCCTTTAAATCCTAATTATGGAGGAGGATTAAAAAATTTTTTATTTGAACAATTATCATTAAATACACTCTCAAATGTTGAAGATGTTGTAAAAAAAGAATTATCTTCTCAGTTCCCTCAAGTTAATCTAAAAAAAATAGAAGTATTAGGATCCCCTAATAATCATACTTTAACTGTAGTTTTGACCTATTCTGTTTTTAATAATGAAGTAGACACTTTAGCTATAAACTTTAATCCATAATAATGGCTGATAATAAAATAAATAGAGATATAAAATATATTAATAGGGATTTTGATTCCTTAAGGTCATCTCTTATTGAATTTTCAAAAACCTATTTCCCCACTACTTACAATGACTTTGGACCAAACTCCCCAGGATCAATGTTTATTGAGATGGCTTCCTATGTTGGAGATGTTTTATCTTTTTATTTAGATAACCAAATACAGGAAACTTTTTTACAATATGCCCGTCAAGAACCTAATTTATATGATTTAGCTTATATGATGGGTTACAAACCCAAAGCCACAGGAGTAGCAGTTGTTGATATAGATATTTATCAAAAAGTCCCAGCTAAAATTGTTGGTGGAATTTATGTTCCGGATTATGATTACGCTTTATTAATTAGTAATAATACTATATTAGGTTCTAATACTGGTAATTCTACTCAATTCTTAATTCAAGATCCTATAGATTTTTCATTCTCTTCATCATTAGACCCTACTGTAGTTACAGTATATGAAGTAGTTGGAAGTAATCCCTCATCTTTCCTTCTTAAAAAAACACGTAAAGCTATCTCTGCTACTCCTAAAACAACAACATTTACCTTCACCACAGTACAAAGATATCCAACTGTAACTATTAATGAAGCTAATATAGTTGGAATATTAAGTATTATAGATAGTGATGGTAATGAGTGGACTGAAGTTCCTTATTTAGCTCAAGAAACTGTTTTTAAACCTATAAAAAATAAAAATCCATTTGGACCAGATCCTAATGCTCAATCTGATTTAAATGAAGTACCTTATATTCTAAGTTTAGAAAAAGTACCAAGAAGATTTGTAACAAGATTTAAATCCAAAACTCAATTAGATATTCAATTTGGAGCAGGGACTAACCAAAATAATGTTAATGAGACTATAATACCCAACCCTAATAATGTAGGTATAGGATTACCATCATCCCAAAATAAGCTAACAACAGCTTTTAATCCTTCCAATTTTTTATATAGTAATACTTATGGTATAGCTCCTTCTAATATTACTTTAACTGTAACTTATTTAATAGGTGGAGGAGTAACTGCTAATGTTGAATCCAATGTTATTAACACTATTGTAAGTGCTGATATTAAATTCCAAAACTCCAATTTAGACAACACGGATAACCTAGCCCAAAACATATTTAACTCAGTTTTAGTTATAAATCCTTCTTCAGCTACTGGAGGGGATGATGGAGATAATATAGAAGAAATTAGAAATAATACTTTAAGTAACTTTGGAACCCAGCTAAGAACTATAACACAAGAAGATTATTTAGTTAGGTCTTTAAGTCTTCCTTCTCAGTATGGGACTATAGCTAAAGCTTATATTGAATCTGAAAAACTAGAAAACCTTTTACCAGGTGAATCTCCTTCATCATTAAATTTATATATTTTAAGTTATAATGCTGATAGACAATTAACCATAGCCTCATCAACCCTAAAACAAAATCTATCTACCTACCTTTCAGAATATAGAACTATAAATGACTCTATTAAAATCAGAGACGCTTTTATAATTAACATAGGTATTGATTTTGATATTATTGTATTGCCTAATTTTAATAGCAATCAAGTAATAGCAGATTGTATAATAGCTTTACAAAATTATTTTAATATAGATAACCAACAAATTAATCAACCTGTTTTATTAAGAGACATATATATTCTTTTAGATCAAATTAAAGGAGTTCAAACTGTTGATAGTGTTAAAATAACTAATAAAAGTGGTTTGGCTAGTGGCTACTCTCAATATGCTTATGATATAAATGGTGCTACATTAAATAATGTTATTTATCCTTCATTAGACCCTTCAATTTTTGAGGTGAAATACCCCAATGTTGATATTAGAGGTAGAGTCAAAACTTTATAATTATGGCAGTATATAAAATTTTCCCAACAAAAGACACCACTATATATTCAAGATATCCTGTTAAAAACACAGGATTAGATTCTATTATAGAAGCCATAGCTGACTTTTCAACAGGTACTGCTCATGTTAGTAGATATTTAATTCAATTTTCTCAAGAAGAAATTAATTCTATTATAGATAATAAGATTAATACTTCTTCTTTTAAGGTTAATCTTAAAAACTATATATCTAATATTGAAAATCTTAATGTTGACACAACATTAGAAATATACCCCTTATCAGGATCTTGGGGAATGGGCACAGGTAAATTTAATAGTAATCCTGAAATTGATAATGGGTGTGGGTGGGTTTATAGAACATATTCTGGATCTAATGCTTGGGCTACTTCAAATTTTTCTTCATTTGTAACAGCTTCTTATAGCACTATAGCAGGTGGAGGAACTTGGTATACTGGTTCTTCTTTAGGTTTAAATATAGTCCAATCTAAAATTTATAGTTATAATAGCTCTAAAGATTTAGATGTTGATGTTACAAACACTATAAAAACTTGGTATAGTGCTTCAAAAGGATTAGGAGGATTTACTAATGATGGATTTATCCTTAAACAAAGCTCAGCTGATGAATTTGTAAATAGTTTATCAAAACAAGCTAAATTGCAATTCTATTCTATAGATACTAACACCATATACCCTCCTGAACTCCAGTTTCAATGGAATGATTTTTCCTATATAACTTCATCAGCTCAATCCACTATTAATACAACTCAAATGGTGGTTACTTTAGCTAATAATCCTATTGAATTTAGAAGATCAGAAATATATAAATTTAGATTAAACTGCAGACCTGAGTTCCCCGCTCGTAGTTACCAAACCTCTTCAATTTATACAACTAATTATTATCTACCAATAACTTCATATTATGCTATAAAAGACTTGGATACTAATGAGTTTATATTTAATTTTGATGATACTTACACTAAGATAAGTGCT